AGTCCAGTAGGAAGGTCAATTCGATAATCTCTGTTATATGCTGAAGAGCTTCTTCCTGTTACTGTGTCAGATATTGGGGTGCTTGTAGTTCCGTTATTTTGAATAATTTTTATTGTTATATCTACAGATGTACCATTAACATCTCCATTAGTTTCAAACTTTTGAAGAGAATTAAATCTAAGAGTAACCCTTACAGCATTAATGTTTGAGTTTGTTATCTGTCTTGATACAGGAGTTCCATTTTCTACTTTTACTCCCACACCTGTTTCAGACTCAATATTGGCAATACCAGGAATAAATGTTTGGTCTGACGTTCCAAATCTAGGTTCAAATTCTACATCTTGAAAGTTAAAGTCTGTAGGCTGAGTAGCAGTTGGATCAGCAGTAGCTCTCAATACTGGAGTTTTTCCTAAATAAACATCTTTTAATGCTGCTGTATTGTAATTTGCTGTACCTTTTGTAAATCCTGCTGCTGACGGAAAACCTTCAATTTCTCCTTCACTTAAAACATCAACAATGGTTGCAAATTGTTTACTGGATAAGGCATTGGAAGGCAGCGTAGAATCTACTACTACATCATCTTCAGAGCGATTAACAATAGCCATTTATGCTGTACCTCTTATCTGTACTGTATCAATTCCTGCTGATACTACTAGAGATCCAGCAAATATTTCTCCATAAATTACAGGTAATGCAGTTCCAGCCCTTGATGTATTCTGCACTCCGCTAAACGAAAAGTTCTGAGATTGTGGATCTTCAGAAACTCCTGGAGGTTGAGGCACGGGAGTAAGCATCTGTGCTGTTCCAGAAAGAATAAGGTATGCACCTACATTCGCTGCTGCTGCTGTTAACCCTGCTGCAAAAGTTGTAGCTCCACCCGCAGCCGTGAATCCTCCAAAACCAAAGGCTGGTGCTGCTCCAGGGGCTAAAATTGCTGCTCCTATTAAAGCTACTCCTGCTAATATCCTTGTGAATCCTCTAGAACCTGTTGCTACTGGTACTATTTTTATTTCCTGTTGACCTATCGGGTTAAATAATTCTGTCTCATCAATCTCATCCTTACCAACTTTGACACAATAATTTTGTTCCATCATGTGTCGTTCCAAATGAGGGAAATTTGCTAATAAAAATTTAAAAGCATGGAGTGGTGTTGTTATTTCAGCTTCAAAACTACGCTCTCCAAGAAATCGAGCTAATCTTCCGTAAACTTTTATTTTACTGAGCATAGCGATACCTCTTCTTTGTCCATTCTATATACTTTTGGTCATAAGTTTCTCTGCAACTAAGTCTTTTCACACAATGATGAAGAATAGTTTGCTCTCCTATATAGACAGCAGCATGATCTAAAGTTCCTAATCCTGTGTCCATAATAAAAACATCTCCAACTTCTGTTTCAACATTATCATCTATTTCTGTAAAACCTAATTTAGGTAGAGCATATTCAAATAAAGGTGATTTGCTAAATTCTTGTGGGCTTTTGGGTCGTTTCCAATGCTTTATCTCTATATTTTTCTTTTCCTTATACCAATCAGTAATTAAAGTCCAACAGTCTTGAATATCCCACACCCATTGTCTACCAATTAATCCTTTTTTATAGCCAGAAGGTTCAAAATAATGCCATTCTTTTGTTTCTGGAGTGACAATATAAAAAGGCAAATCTAAATATTCGCAGCTTGCAAGATCAGCTTGACTTGGAAATGGCGGTACTTGTGGGTGACTATGAAAAACACCAACAATTTCTCCAGCGTCTTCAGCTTTTACCCAATCATCGGGATCAATAATAAATTGTTCCCCTAAATCTTCCGATAAATTTTTACATGGAAAATACTTTTCTTTACCTTTATAGACAGCTAATAAACCACACGCTTCATGTGGTGCATCTTTTTCTGCGTGTTTAAGTGCACTATCTTGCCAAGTCATCCAACAAACGTACCAATGCCAGGAAAAATATCTCTAGTTGCTATTCTTTTTGGTAATTTTACATTTACTAAGTCTAGGGCTGATATTGCTTCCCATTGAACAATATCTCTATTTTCACTAATTTTTCTATCTAAAAAGTAAATTTCTTTAGGAAATTCTGCTGTTGGATCAGGTGTTCCGTAAGGATTAGTTTGTGTTGTAGAGGAAGAACTTGTTTGTTGCTGGATCGTATTTGGGTTATTCATCGTAATTGTGTTACCCATCGCATTACCATGACTTGAACAATAATATCTCAAATCGCTTGGAGCACCTGGGTAGGCTGGAGAATAAGTTACTGTTGCCCCTGCTTGCCCTGGAGTACCACTAACAGTTGTAGTTTGTTCTCCTCCAGCATCAGATTTTATTCTTAATGGATGAGTTGCATTTGTACCATCTGCCAAATTAAAAATATAAGTAGATCCTCTTTTCATCGTGATAACAGGATTATTAGAACCATTAATTCTAAAAATATTACCACTTCCAGGATTATGGACAGTAACAGTATAGGTTACAGTTTCAGCATCAGAAGGATCAGCTACAGTCGAAGTAGAGGTAATTGTAGTCGTTGTTGGAGCAAAGTTTGCAGCATCTAAATATCTGGCTAAAGTTCTAATTCTTGTTAATTTCGCACCATTCAAATCATTACCAACTGTTGTCTGGTTTACGTTTTGCATGATTGCAGTAAGCGTTCCAAAGATATTACTGACAGATATTGTTGGTCTTGGTAAAGTTCCTGTTCCTGTAAATTCAAATCCTTCACATTGAATAGGAAATCTAAGGTAGCTGTTGCTATTCCAAACAAGTTCTCCGTTTGCGTTTAAGTTTGCACCATTATGAAATCTATAAATTGTAGTTGAGCCATGTAATGTTGCATCAAGTTCTAAAGTGAACAATTCTATTACTGCTCCAGGGTTTATTTCTTGTAATGCTGAAACTGGTACTGCCATTAGGGTTCAAATACTTCTTCAAAACTAGCTGTAATTCTACTTCTATCAGAGTCAAACATTTCTCTATTAAAACTTCTGCATATCCATTTAAAAGTTGTAGTTGTATCTGGAGGCGACCAATCAAATGATCTACCATTGTTAGCTTCAGTTTCTAAGAATGTCTCAATTTCATCTGCATCTTCATCATCTACATTAAAAGTAAGATTCCAAACTTTTGGATCTTGATTTAAACCAAAAGTTGTACGTTGCTGGTAGCCATCACCAAACTGAGTAATCCTAAGATTTGGCTGACTACGTTTTGTAGCAGAATATTGTGGGTTGTAACTAGGAAAAGTAGCCATTAACGTACACTAGCGAGTAGCCCTCCAGGTCTTTGTTGTTTGATAAGTTCTCCTTGTACTGCAACAGAGATAAGTGTTCCAAGTTCTTTTGCTCCAGAATCATCACCTTGAACATCTGTTCCAGATGCGTCTACATTAACAACAACACTGGTGCTACCGCCACCTCCAAGTCTATTATTTGGCACAATCGTTCCAGATGATCTTGGTACGAATAGCTCTGGCCCCTTCTCTCCAACAAGTGACGCTCTTCCTACTGGTGGTCTTCCTCCGTTAGCAAAAGTAGGAAATGAAGCTGAACCTACAAATTGACTAGCAGTTCCAGTTGCAGTGGTTCCTGCAAATAAAGAACCTCCAAAACCACCACTTAAACCTCCTCCTAATAGTCCTAAAATTCCTGACTGTAATTTACTAGCCATTAATTTTGCAGCTAAATTTAAGAAATGATCTGCAATTTTATTTAACATATTTCCAAATGCTTCTTGAACACTCATTGTTCCTCTAATAATTCCTGAAAAAGATTCTTCAAAGGAACTACTTATTGTTTGAGCCATTTGTACGCCTTGAAGTTGAGCGTTATTTAAATCTCTTATATTTTTTGTTACGTCAATTATTGCAGATTTAACAGGATTAGCCAAAATCTCTGCATTTTGAAGTTGAGCTACATTTAAATCACGTTGTATTTGTAATTCTTGTACTTGATCATTTAATTTATCTTTTCTTACACCTGCTTCTGTTTTTTCAGCTTCAAATTTTTTCAGTGCTATTTGAGCTTCTAATTTATTTAATTTAATTTTTGCTTTAATTACATTTTGCTCTTCTACTCTTTGTGTTAATCTATTTCGTTCCAATTCTACTTCCTGTTTCAATCCACTTATTTTTGCCTGCCTATCTTTATCGACTAAACCTTGTGCAATTTCAACTTTAGCTGGAGCAGAAGATGGAGAAAAATCTTTTTTTAATGTATTAATAATACTAGGAGTAAGAATATCACTACTTAATTGACCTGCTCTATTAACATTTCCTGCATTTGAAAATCTATCTATCAGTTGTTCAACGGGGTTAAATCTTCCAGCCTTACTTTCTGGTATAAGTTCTCCTACCTTTTCATTAAATTCTTTCATTTTATCGTCAGGAATACTTAAAACCAAATCTCTAAAGGTAAACGCATTACTACCTCCCGATAAAACATCATTAATTGCACTAATCGCTTGTGATAACGGCCCTGCTACAAAATCTAAAGTTTGAGTACTTAAAATCGCTAATGTACGACTTAATTCTCCAAATTCGGACGATAATCTTTTGAGTTCCTCTACATTTGCAAACTCATCTATTCTTGCTAAGGCTATATCAGCAGCAGTAGCTTCTAATCCTAGTTGCTTTAATTTATTAACCTGTCTTTCTAGAGGTGTCCCAACTAAACCTGCACTCCTAACTAATAACTCTAAATTTTCTGTGGGTTTCCTTAAAGCATCTCCTAAAGCTACTGCCTTCTTTGCCAAATTATCAAACGCAGCACCAACAGAAGTACCTACTAAAGAAAGTGCAAATCCAAATTGACCACCTAATAAACCACCAGCTGCACCACCCAAACCACCACCTACAGATGCTCCGAGTCCTTGTCCAAATAGTAAAGGAAACGCTCCACCAATAAGGGCACTAGAACCGACCTGTCCTCTGATTCTTCTATCTTCCTGAGTTTTACCTCTAGCAAGTCTTCTAAATCTTCCTCCTGGACTTTCAGCAATTCTTTGTTTTGTTTCTCTAAATCTATTTCTATCTGCACTACTTACTTTATTTTTATTTTTTTCATTTATACCTAATAATTTATTTTGTTCAGCTATTCCTTTGTTTAAATCTTTCTGTGCTTGACTATATAATCTAGCTGCTTCTGCTGCTTCTTCTGTTCCAAGTGCAACTTTATTCAAAACTGCTTTTGATCTTGATAAATTCTTATTAAGAGTATTAATACTTCTAACTTGTTTCGCTCTACCAGAATCTTTTTTACTTATCCTATCTATTTGTTTCTGTTCTTTAGCTGCTTCTAAAAACTCTTGATTTGCTTCTTTTATAGTCGTATTAAGATCTTTTATTTTTTTTCGTGCTGCTTCAACCTGTTGAATACCTCTTACAGCAATTTCTATCTCTGCATCTGCTCTTGCCACTTCTGAAAACAATAAGAGTTACTCTATTCTACCTTATCTTCTTCGTTTTGCTTTTTCAAATGCTTTTTCTTGTTCTTCATTAATTATTTCAAAATAAGCACTCCAACCAAACAACTCTTCTAAAGTCATTGATCTAATTTCAAACAAACTTTTACCTAATTCTTTTGCCACACTAAACTGTAACATCATTAAATTATCCTTTTTTAATTCTTCAGCTAATCTTTTGGGTCGAGTACTTCCTCCTCTTCATTAATAACAGCAAGCATTAACTTTTGTAAGTCGCTATCTTTTACTTCATTTTTTAAAACATCAATTTCTCCTGCACTAAAAAGTTTTCTACCATTCTCATCTTGTGCTTTGGCAATCAATAATTGTAATGCAAAAAGATTTGCATCATCACTCCTAGCTTGTTTTTGTGCTCTTTCCCTTTCTGCCATTGTTAATGGTGTTATATACATTTCAAAAATAGAACCATCAGATAGTGTGATTTCTTTTTTTAAAGGCTCAAGGTTGGCAGCTTTCTTTAGTCGATCTAGTGCTGATAAATTAGTAGGCATAAATAATTAAATACTATGTCTAGTATAATACAGCAGTCAATAAAAAACCCCAGATAATCTGAGGTTCGTTAAGTTATGCTAATTTAACTAAGCAGTCTTAGATAGATCGAATGTAGGAGCAGCACTAGGTCTGAAGGCTATGTCTACTGATTGTCCGTCATCTGGGTTTACGTTGAAACTTGCAGAAGTAAGAATAATATCAGCACTAATTGATCTACTTGCAGTTTCATTTACATCTGTAGCATTAGTCAT